ACAGACTTTTATGCCTTGTCAGATGTCACTATGACGGACGCAATGACTACTTACAGACAAGCCTTGAGGGATATTACTACTCACTCAGACTTTCCTAATCTGTCTGACGATGATTGGCCTACAGCACCATAGGAGTTTTTAAATGAGTAACTCAAGAAATATCGCTGACTCTGCGCCAGTAATCAATTTTATTGACGGCGTAACGTCGAATATACAAACACAACTTAACGCTAAAGCTACTTCACCAGTAAATCTTGCGTCAGCAGTTACTAGCACTTTACCTGTTGCAAACGGTGGTACAGGTGCAGCTACATTAACCGCTAACAATGTTTTATTAGGAAATGGAACGTCTGCACCTTTAGCAGTAGCACCATCTACGTCAGGCAATGTTCTCACTTCTAACGGAACAACTTGGCAGTCTACTGCTCCTGCAGGTGGTGGTTCTTGGGTTCTTTTATCGACTATAAATGCGTCTAATGCTGCAACAGTTACTTTTGACAGTGATATAGATTCTACATATTCGCGTTATGTAATAATTGCATCTGGAATCTATGGTTCAGCATCAGCAGGTTTTGGTGCTTTATTAAAAATTGGAGGTTCTTTTAAAACAAACGGCTATTATTATCAGCACGTAAGACAAGCACTTGGATCAAGCGGTTCGACCAGTTTTAACTCTGGTGCTGGCACTAGTGCTGCAAGTATTGCTAACAATCTTTCAGGAAGCGATGTTTCAACATCTGCCTCACAACCTGCCAATATAGTTTTTCAATTTGATACTCCTAGTGCTAACGCATACCAAACAGTCAGATATGATGGCGTTACAATAACTGGAAACACTAGTGCAAATAGGTCTATAGGCGGTTGTCTTATGACCTACCATCAAGGAGTAATGACTGGGATTAGATTTCAATTATTTAGTGGAAATATATATGGTTCATTTAGTTTATATGGCATTGCTAAATAATTGTTTAATAGTAAACAAAAAATTATAGGACTTAATAATGACACGTTATCACGCAACTGTTGACGGAGATGTACCATTTACTGCTGAAGAAGAAGCTGAATGGGACGCACGAGAATCAGAATGGAACTCAGGTGCTAATGATCGAGCAGAAGCTAACGTCAGAGAAAAACGCAACGCTTTACTAGTTGAATCCGATTGGACACAAATTGCTGATGCAACTGTAGATAAAACAGCTTGGGCTACATATCGTCAAAGTCTTAGGGATATTACAACACATAGTAATTTTCCTGACCTTGAAGATTCTGATTGGCCCACAGCACCATAGGAGTTTTTAAATGAGTAACTCAAGAAATATCGCCGACTCCGCGCCAGTAATTAATTTTCTGGACGGTGCTACGTCTAACATTCAAGATCAAATAAATAATATAAATCCTGCTCCTACTTTTACAGCAACGGCTTCAGGTGCGTTAGCAAATGGTGACACTGTTATTGTTAATGCAAATGGTACGGTTTCTAAACCTGCAACTAATAATACAATGGTTTGGCATGATGCGTATTTAGCTACAAATTCAAATGGTGGATTTCAAAGCTCAACTTACATAGGTTCAAATAAAGTTTGTACAGTATACAAAGACACATCTGTTAGTAATTATGGAAAAGCTGTAATAGGCACAATTTCAAATAGTGTAATTACGTGGGGAACACCAGTTACTTTTGAAAGTTCTGCAATAGAAAGACCGCAAATTTCTTATTCTTCTACTTCTGGAGTTGTAGGTATCATTTATAAACACTCAGGAAACGGAAATTTAAGAGGTTTAGTTGGAACTCCGTCTGGAGATACTATAACTTTTGGATCAAAAACGGTTAGCATCGATCCTATAAATAATCAATTTTACAATATCGATTATGATCCCGACCAAAATAAATTTTTAATAGTTGGATTGAACGGAAGTTCAGGTGCTTCTCAAGGATTTTACGCAACTATTGGATCGACCTTAACTTATGGGACAATGGCTTTCGTAAAAGGAGCGGGAGATCATGCTTATCAGTTTGAAATGGCTTACAACACAACTGAAAATCATCATCAAATAATTTATAGAGACGATTCTACTAATAGTGGTTATTCAAAAATTATTACTTATAATTCTGGAAATTTATCAATAGGTGCTGAGGCAATTTTTGCAACTGGTGCTGTTTATGTAAACAAAATAACTTACGATTCTTCTGCTAACAGAATGATTATCCTTTGTTACGATGCTAGTCAAATGACCGCAATAGCGTCTAGTGTATCAGGTAGTACAATTACGTTTGGTACAGCAATACAAGTCGATGCTACGGGTTATTCTCAGATAGGTATAACTTATGATCCTGTTTCAAATACAACAATTACTTTTATGGGTTCAAAAGCAACAAAATTAACACTTTCTGGGTTGACCTTAACAAAAGGATCGACATTAACTTATTCAACAAATTTTAGTATATGGGATTCGTTTTATCTTCCTGACACTAGTCAAATTTTTGTTTTAGAGCAATTGGTTGCAAGCCCACATAATATGTATGGGCAAGTTTTTACGCCTTTTGGTACAACACTAACTGCTGAAAATTATATAGGCATTTCTAACGCTGCTTACGCAGACGGAGCAGCAGCTACAGTACAGATTTCTGGTTCAGTAGATGATGCACAAAATAGTTTAACAGCAGGTCAAACATATTTTGTTCAAGCTGATGGGTCGTTATCTCTATCAGAAGGAGTGCCGTCTGTATCCGCAGGTACGGCTGTGTCAGCAACTAAACTTATTGTGAAAGGTTAATATGAAAACTATTATTGATAACGCAACCAACACTTCTAAATATATTGTCGCAGATGATTATGTAATTGAGTCATCGGAATCTTCCATAACTATGGGTGATCCAGTTGATTTTATTATTGGCGATCTTGACTCTACAAACTCTACCGTTATTGAAGGCGTTACTGAACCAGACGATTGGTTTGGTTGTAAATATACCTGTGCAGCAGACGGTACTTTTACACTCGTTGAAGGTTGGGTTGATCCTAGAGAAGCAGAGTAGATGAATGATAGAAATCTCATTAGCTGTTGCAGCAGCAGAAAAAGCTTTTCAACTTATAAAATATGGAGTTGACAAAAGCAAAGAAATACACGAGATGCAAGGAACTATTGCAGCTTTCTATGATGCAAAAGATAAAGTTACTGAAGCTAAAGCACAGTCAGAAAACACATCTGCTGCAAACAAGATGTTCGCAAAAGATTCTGTCGAATCGTATGCGTTACAAGCAGTATTGGCAGAAGAACGAACTAAGAAGCTAGAGGCACAACTAAAGAGAATGTTTCAAGATAAAGGTAAGACTGCTTTGTATTCACAGATGATGAGAGTCAGGCAGCTAGAAAGATCAAGAAGGTTACAAGCAGCAAAAGCAGCAGCAAAAAGAAAAAAAAGAATAGCTGACTTAACTTTTTTATTAGTCATAACAGCCGTAGGAGTCGGTGCAATTGCGTTAATGATTGGGTTTGTTGTTACAAAAATAAGCTAAGGGGATTTTATGAGTTTATTAGATTATTGCTCGACAGATCGACAAAGAGAAATTATACAAGCCTGGTACAATCACAATCAAAGTGCAGTAGAAGCAGCAAAATCAATAGGTTGTGGTGATAGCACCTTTAGAACAGTTCTTCATAATGTAAGAATTAGAGCAGCAGCAAAAGGATTTACATTATATTTTGACGGGTCAAGATTTGTTGACGAAGGTCATAGTTTAATTGGTAAGTCTACACTTACAAAAGATGATGAAGGCAATACGGTCTGGATTAAAACAAAAGCAGACCAGATAAAAAAAGACAAGGCATTTAGAGCATTTGTTCAGGAGTTATGCGAAGGCATTAAGCCTATTAAAAGCAAGCCAAAAACTTCTAGACGTAAAGACGAATTGCTTTCTACTATTATAATTGGTGATGCTCACTTAGGAATGAGAGCAGACAGTGAAGAAACGCGCGACAGAGATTTTGATACAAGCATTGCTTCAAGAGAAATTAAAGAAGCAATTAATGAGTTAGTAGAACGATCCCCTGAGTGTAGAACAGGGATGCTTGTACAAGTCGGTGATTTCACACACTCCGATGGTTCGTCGCCTTTTACGACAAAAGGCACATTGGTTGATGTAGACACAAGATTTGAAAAAGTAATGCGTGTTGCTGCACAAACAATGATGTATGCAATAGATAAGATGCTAACTAAGTGCGACACAATACAAGTCGCAATAGCTAGAGGAAACCACGACTCAGACACTGCTCTTGCGGTGCAGTTAATTCTAGAGTTCTATTACTCCAAAGAGAAAAGAGTTAACATATTGAAGTCAAAAGGTTTTTTTCATTACCTTCAATGGGGTAAGTGGTTGTTTGGAATACACCATGGAGATAAAGTAAAAGCAGCTAAGTTAGCGCAGATTATGCCAAGAGATATGCCCGCAGCATGGGGCGAAAGTACACACAGACTTTGGTTTGTAGGACACTTTCATCATGCGTCAGTCCAAGAGTTTGAGGGAGTTACAGTGCAGAAGTTTGGTACATTAGCTCCACCTGATTCCTGGCACTCAGGTCAAGGATATGGTTCAGATCATACGATGAGTATGATTGCATTTAAGAAAGACGGGGGTAGGCACATTACTTGTACCTACGAAATACCAAAGCAGTATGCAGAGCCAGATGTAAAGATATGAGTGAAGATAGATTGAGGCGTGTTGAGCATAAGATAGATGACCTTCAAGAAGCCATTGTTTCTTTGGCTAGAGTTGAAGAAAGGTTAGTTACTGTTTTTAACAGGCAGTCGTCTATCGAAAAGAAAGTCAATGCAATGGATGATAAGTTGCAAGAAATGGCTTTTAAAACTGATAACAGATTTGGCGAAAGACTTTTCTGGATATTTATTGTAGGACTTGTAGCTTTGTTAACTAACTATGCAGGTGGATTATGAAACTTTTAGCACTAATACCTTTGGCTTTTTTATTCTCATGCTCATCTCTGGATATTGTAGGAGATGCAGTAACTAAATATTGTGAGCTTTCTGAAGCACAGAGAAACGCAAACAAAGAAGCTGTAGCAAAATCCGTAGCCCCTAACATGATAGAGATTACTTGTGAACAAGAGACTGATACAGAAGGCGTGTAAGTACGCACTACTTGCTTACGAAGAAGAGATTGA